AACATTCAATCAGCCGTAAGAGATGAGCGTATTCAATGTTTATCTGACAGACGTTTCTACTCAATAGCTGGTGCGCAATGGGAAGGCGACCTTGAAAAGCAGTTTGAGAATAAGCCTAAGTTTGAAGTAAACAAGATTCACCTGTCTGTTATTCGTATCATCAATGAATATCGTAACAATAGAATCACAGTTGACTTTGTATCTAAAGAGGGTGACGAGTACGACAAGTTAGCAGATGTTTGTGATGGTCTTTACCGTTCAGACGAGCAAGACAGTGGCGCACAAGAAGCATATGATAATGCTTTTGAAGAAGGTGTGGGTGGAGGCATGGGTGCATGGAGACTCAGAGCAGAGTATGAAGATGATGAAGACGAAGAGAATGAAAAGCAACGCATAAAGATAGAGCCAATCTTTGACGCTGATTCATCTGTATTTTTTGACCTAAATGCAAAGCGCCAGGATAAAGCAGATGCTAAGAAGTGTTTTGTCTTGACCTCTATGACACCAGGAGCATACAAAGAAGAATATGGTGATGATCCTACATCATGGGGAAAGACCATAACACAGACAGAATTTGACTGGAATACGCCTGATGTTGTTTTTGTGGCTGAATACTATAAGGTAGAGTACGAAACAGAAACATATAGAATCTTTAAAGACCTTAATGGTGATGAAGAGAAATATAGTGAGAAAGACTTTGAAGCAGATGAAGAACTTGAAGCCAGACTGTTTGCAATAGGTAGCCAAGAAGTACGAACTAGAAAGATAAAGCGCAAGAGAGTTCATAAATACATCATATCAGGTAGCAAAGTAGTTGAAGATTGTGGGCTTATAGCAGGTAAACACATTCCAATCATTCCTATATATGGTAAAAGATGGTATGTGGACAACGTTGAAAGATGCATGGGGCATGTAAGACTTGCCAAAGATACACAACGCTTAAAGAATATGCAACTCTCAAAGCTTGGTGAGATAAGTGCATTGTCTTCAGTTCAGAAACCAATCTTTGCATCAGAACAAATAGTTGATCATAAGGCCATGTGGGAAGATGATAACATAAGCAATTACCCGTATCTTCTTGCAGAGCCTTTGACTAATCCAGATGGTTCAATCGCAGCAATGGGACCACAAGCATATACTCAACCACCAGTTATTCCACCAGCACTCGCAGCACTACTACAACTCACAGAAACAGACATGAAAGAGATCCTTGGCGGTCAAGGCGGTGAAGAGATAGTTTCTAACATTAGTGGGAAAGCCGTAGAGATGATTCAAACCCGTTTAGATATGCAATCTTATATCTACATGGACAACTTCGCAAAAGGGATGAGAAGAAGTGGTGAGGTATGGTTAGGGATGGCTAAAGACATCTTTGTTGAAGAAGGTCGTAAACTTAAGACAGTTGGTCCACAAGGTGAGCAGTCTACAATAGAACTTATGAAGCCTGTACTAAATGAAGAAGGTGCAAGGGAACTCGAAAACGACCTCAGTGAAGCAGACTTTGATATAGTTGCAGACGTTGGACCATCATCAACCTCAAAGAAAGCAGCAACAGTCAGAAACCTTATGGGAATGATGCAGGCAACAGCAGACCCGGAAACAGTACAAGTTCTAAGCGCAACTGCAATGATGAACATGGAAGGGGATGGCATAAGTGAAACCAAAGACTTCTTTAGACAAAAGCTGTTAAGACTTGGTGCGGTTAAGCCTACAGATGAAGAACAAAAGCAATTACTAGAAGAGTCACAGAATAGACCTGAAGACCCAAACACTAAATACTTAAATGCAGCAGCAGCCGAAGCAGACGCAAAAGCCAAGAAAGCTCATGCAGATACAATTAACACTATAGCCAAAGCAGAGAAAACCCAAGCAGAGACAGCAGAGATAATGGCAAGCATGGGGCAGGCTGAAAGAAAAGAATTGATGGATATGTTAAATCAAATGAATGAAAACGATATAGCAAGAAGCGAGAATAGACAAGAGTTTGTGACGGATGCAGTTCCAACGATACAGGGTGGAGAGTTTTAGTCCTCTTCTACAATATTACAAGCCATCTCCTCCAACTCATCAAACCACTCCATGTGCTCCAAAATAGATCCAGCCTCTGTGTGCAGTTTAATCTTTTGTATTAGCTCTAGCATTATATCCACTCCTCAAACTTTTTTAGTTCACCACACTTTTCGCATTGCATAACATAAAAAACACCAATAAATGAATTACCATTTGTTTTTGATAGTTCTCCTTCTTTTATAATTTTCCATTTATGCAAATGACCGTCCCCAGTAAATAACCATTTTAATAATCTCTTCATATTAGTCCTTTTTCTTTTATTATAACAATAATCAAACCAAACAAACAAGAAATACACGAAATTTAAGCCAAATTCGCACTATTTCAAGGAATGTCAAAAATAATGATAAATAACATTTATAACATAATCGAAGATAATAAATCTAATTTATGATATAATTACATAATGGTATCCATCTTGCCGAAAGTTGATGAGAAAAAAACGGAGTGTCAAAATGGCAGTAGAAGATCAAGACGTAGTAATCGAAGAGGTTTCGGAAGTCGAAGAAGAAATTGGGGAAACATCAGAAAACCCAACAGAAACAGAAGAAGAAGCTCAAACTGTAGAAACTGAGGAAACAGAAGCAGGAAACAGTGAAGTAACCACAGAAGAAACAGAAGATGAAGTAGTTGTAACGATTGGAGAGGATTCGCCTCCTGAAGATGATGAAGTAGCTAAGGCGCCTGAATGGGTTAGAGAATTACGAAAGACAAATAGGGATCAAGCCAGAAAGATTCGCGAACTAGAAGAAAGCACAAGAGCCAAAGAACCTGAGAACAATCCAGTGACTTTAGGTGCAAAGCCGACTTTAGAAGATTGCGACTATGATGGTGATGTATTTGAATCTAAATTGTCCGCGTGGCATGATGATAAAATCAAGTATGATAAAGCTCAGTCAGACATAATGACAGAGCAAGATAACCAAGCTAAAGAATGGTCAGGCACATTAGAGAACTATGCAACAGCAAAGAACAATCTAAAGGTGCGAGACTATGAAGAGGCTGAAGCAGTTGTTGAAAGTACTTTATCACATACACAGCAAGGCATGATTTTGCAAGGTGCAGACAACCCAGCGTTAATCGTATATGCTTTAGGTAAAAACTCAAAAAGAGCCAAAGAGATTTCAGAGATCAAAGACCCCGTAAAGTTTGCTTTTGCGGTAGCTAAACTGGAGACACAATTGAAAGTAAGTAACCGTAAAACAACACCATCCACGAAACCAGAAAAAACAGTAAGCGGTAACGCTAACATATCTGGAGCAGTGGACTCAACATTGGAAAAATTGCGTGCAGACGCTGCAAAATCAGGCGACTTTACAAAAGTACATGCCTATAACAGACAGAAGCAAAAGAAATAACAACCATTAAAGGATAAAAGATGGCAAACGGATTCAGTAAAGAAGAGATAGTAGCATTTGAACAAATCTGTGCAGGTTTTGAAGATGCACTTGTACTATCAAAAAATGTAAGTAAGTACAACACAGACGGCTCACAAATGGAACGTGCAGGTGATACAATTTGGCGCCCAATGCCTTATATCGCACAATCACATGACGGAATTGATGCAACATTGAACTTCACAGATGCAACACAGTTATCAGTACCAGCAACACTTGGTTACTCTAAGCACTCAACAGCAGTACTTGACGGTAAAGAGTTGAGAGATATGCTACAAGAGAACAGACTTGGTCAAGCAGCTTATCAAAAACTAGCATCAGACATTAACGTTGCTATCATGGCAGTTGCAGCGAATCAAGGTACCCTAGTAGTTCCTATCACAGGGGCAGCAAGCGGTTATGCAGATATTGCGCTAGCAGATGCTACTATGAATGAGCAAGGTGTAAACATGTTTGATCGTTATGCTGCTTTATCAAGTAGAGACTATAACGGTATGGCTGCGGATCTTGCGGGTAGACAAACAATCAATACTAAGCCTACAAATGCTTATGAGAAATCATATGTTGGTGATGTAGCAGGTTTTGAAACATTTAAACTTGACTACGCAAACAGACTGACAGCAGCAGCTGCATTAACAGTAACTATGGCAGCAGCAGATCAGTACTACACTCCAGTAGCAGTAAGTACAGCAGCAACTGGTGAAAGTTCAAACGTAGATAACAGATACCAAACTATCTCAATTGATGTAACAACTAACACGGTTAAAGTTGGAGACTGTTTCACAATCGCTGGCGTATACGCGGTTCATCACATCACAAAAGAAGATACAGGGCAACTTAAAACTTTCCGTATTATCGAGTTAGTGACAGGTGCAGGTGCTACAGGTACTATTAAAATATCTCCAGCAATCGTTTCAGGGCAAGGCGCGACAGATGCTGAACTTGCATATCAGAACGTAACTGCAACACCAGCAAACGGTGCAGCAATCGTATTCTTAAACATTGCGGATGCTTATGTGAACCCATTCTGGCAAAAAGACTCTCTTGAGATCCTTCCCGGTAACTACGCTATTCCAACAGATGCAGGCGCTCAAGTAATGAGAGCAACAACTGAAAATGGAATCGAAATCGTTATGTCAAAACAATATGACATTAACACATATAAAACTAAGTACAGATGGGATGTTCTCTTTGGTGTTGTAAATAAACAACCAGAGATGTCAGGTATCTTGCTTTTCAGCCAAACATAAAAATAAGGGGGCGACCCCTTATATAAAAAGGATGTAAAATGGCATGTAAGAAAAAAGGATACGGCTCAAAAAGGCCAGGTAAAAAAAGCAAAGGACCAACATGGAAAACTTCCAAATAGACCACAATAATGTTAAAGCATCTGCTTCATCATTTACACTAACTCCATCGGAAATTAAAGCGTACAGTGGATTTGCATTAAGCCTAAACGCGGACGTAAGTTTTGATGGCGGCACTCAAGCATTTCCTCTATTAAAGGGTACACCAATTGTATTTCCTGAGAACTTCACTACAATAGAGACAAGTGTTGCGGTAAAATTATACTTAGGGATCTAAGATGTTAAAATATCTTAACTACTTAAAACCATTAGGATATGGAGCATTAGGCTCTGCATCCACAATGTCGTCAAACCTAGCTTCAATCATATTAAATATGGATATATTCACAGTTACAAGCGCGTATCTAAGAACCATATATAATGATGGACAAAACGGATCAACCTCAGACGCTCCAATGTACGCTTCAAACCACATCTACCTTGACGGAAGCACACAGAGTGTTGATTATCCTATACCAAACACAGGTGGAACAGGCTCATTTTTGACATACTACGACATAGCTACAAAGTCTCATGTGACGTTTGGGAATAGCGTTGATGGTGGGAGTAGTGATAACTTAGAAGAGGTTACAAATGGTACTTTTAATACAGATGTAAGTGGCTGGACTGCCTTCAGTGATGCTATTGTTACTTGGGATACAGGTAGAATGAAAATATATGCAGATGGAGACACATGGGGAGTTTCATACCAATATGTTACAACAGTAATAGGTAAAACATATTTTTGCTCATTGGATGCGATAGAAGGTGATTCTACAGCATATTTATATAAAGCTAGTTCTGCGTCAATAGCAGATGGTGATTTATATGACAGTGGCGAAACGATAGACTTTGGTACAAAATCATTTTCTTTTATTGCTACATCAACATCAACATCAATAGCCATTATGACTAAAGAAATTAACACATATACATTATTTGATAATATTTCACTAAAAGAAATCCTACCAATCTCAACAACATACACACAAACAAACAGTCACTCAAACCTATTCACTACAACAGTAGTACCACACGTTAATGACTTAGCCTACCTAGATGCACAACCTGAGTCAGTAGCAAGACTTGTAGATGGTGAAACAGTTGCAGGGCTTACATTTGACTTGGCAGACATTGAAGCATTTTATCCTGGTAATGAGGGTGTGGGTAGTGGTGCTTATGTGCAGGATGTTATGGTTGATTTGGGTGCAGAGGAGATTAGTAATCGGTGGGTTTGATG